GTGGAATTGAAACGCATGATTTGGACAATGGTAATTTTGATGATTCTACAATTAAACGATTACAAGAAGCCGGAGAAATTTTAAAGAAAAGTCCATTGTATGTGGAATATATTGAGGAATTTTCAATTGATGACATTGATGCGATGATTCAAGAATACAAAGTCAATCATGATATTCAGTATTTGTTTTTTGATTACATCCAAAATAATGCGAAATTATCAAAATCAATTGAATTGTCATATGGAAAAAATATGCGAAATGATGAAGTTTTAGCAGAATTATCAACAGCAATGAAAAAATTTGCAGCTAAATATGATATTTTTGTTCGAAGCGGAACGCAAGTTAACGGAAATATTAAAGATGAAGACCCTGAAATATCTCGAACTGAGTATGCAATTTCTGGTTCAAAAGCTGTTATCAACAAAGCAGATTATGGTGTCATCATTACACGACCAACAAAGAAAGATTTGCATGCATTGAAAGATATTATCCAAGAAGGATTTAACAATCGTGAACCTGATTATTGTCACTGGATTTATAAGAATCGTGCTGGTTTAAAACATATCGTAATTTGGACACAACTTGATTTAGGGAATATGAGAGAAATTCCATTGTTTGTTACAGATTATCAATACCAAATTATTGATGACATTGATATGATTACGGCAACGACTATTAAACATAATAAAAAAGTCAATGTTCAAGATGGTAAAAAAGATGATGTTGATTCAAAAATAATTTTTTAGGGAACGATTAGATGACAATCACTCAGCAAATCATAGACAAGCTTACAATTAAATCTGTATATCATTTAATGGAACAACTAAAAGCTGAGCCAAAAATTATGAATGACAACGTCATTGAAGGAATTACAGTTTGCCATCATGGACATAAACGAAAATTATATTATTATCAAGATGGTCGCAATTTTATGTGTTTTACGCATTGTGGAAGTATGTCTATTGTCAATTTTATTGAACATCATTTTGATTATAGTTATGGTCAAGCAATTAATTATTTAAAAGATTTCTTTGATGTTAGTAGCTTTCAAGAAAATGGATTTATTGCGAATGATGTTGAAAAAGAAGATATTGACATTCCATCAGATGATATACAAAAATATTTTAAAAAGGACAATAATATTGAAGAAAATAAGATTGCGCCAATTTCGAATAATATCATTGATTCATTTTATCGTGAACATCCACAGTCCTGGTTAAATGAAAATATCACAGAGCGTTCAATGGACAAGTTTAATATTCGATTTGATATTTTAAATCATAGAATTATCATCCCCACATATCGGAGCGATGGAAAATTAATTGGAATTCGTTGTCGGGATATTGACCTCACCAGGCTATCCCAGGGAGGTTCTAAATATTATCCTATTATTTTTGATGGAAAAGTCCTCAGATGGCCTACAGGAAGCTCTCTGTATGGTTTGAATATTAACCAAAAAAATATCAAAAACAATAAAAAAGCAATTTTATTTGAAGGAGAGAAGTCGGTATTGAAATTGGACGGCTATTTAGGTGATAATAACATATCAGTTGCACTATTTGGCTCAAATTTTACAAAGATTCAAAAAAAATTATTATCAGATTTAGGGGTAAATGAAATTATCCTTGCACTTGACAAGGAATTTAAAAATGATTATGACAATGAGTCAAAATTGTATGCAAAGAAAATTTTTTCAATGGTGAGAGATATTAGAATGCAATGTCAAGTTTCAATTGTTTGGGATAAATTTGGATTATTAGAGTACAAAGATAGTCCAATTGATAAAGGATTTAATGTATTTTCAAAATTAATACAAAATAGAATTATGTTATGAAAGGATGAACAGTTTGCTAAAGTTAAAACAGTATGGAGATAAGGTATGTGCATCAAATGAAATTGTAAAGGATATTTTGGAAAATCATGGAGTGGAAGATGTCAATCGGTTTGTTGATATTCAAGATTACGATTGTCCAATGACAAATGCTGATAATTATAAATTTATGGAAACTGCAGCGAATATTATCAATTTGTGGATTAATAAGGGTGTTGAAATTGGAATTTTGATTGATGATGATGCAGATGGGTATACCAGTTCTGCAATGCTATATCAATATCTTAATCAAAAGATTAAGACTGAAAAATCAAAGTCAACCTTAATTCCAATTATTTCGTCTCATAAAGAACATGGATTTTGTAAGTTATTTGAAAATTACCAATTCACTGAAGACATGCCACAACAAATACTTGTTCCAGATGCAGGTTCAAATGATGTTAACTATATGAAAAAATTAAAAGATGCTGGAATTAGTTTTATTATCATGGACCATCATGATATTGAAAAACCTGCACAACGATTTTTTGAAAAGGATATCAGTTCATCTTGTTTATTGGTCAATAATATGGCATCTTGTAATGATAATCCAAATAAGGAATTAACTGGTGTTGGAATGGTTTATAAGACATTGCAAACATTAAATGCAATTACAAATAAGGATTATAAAATTTCAAAATCGTTGTTTGCTATTGGCGAAATTGCTGATTGTGCCGATGTTTCAAATTTAGAAATTAGAAAAATTATGGTTGATGGATTAAAAAATATTGATAATAAGTTTTTGAAGCAGTATTTTCCTGGTGAATATGAGCGTCCATTGGCACCAATCAAATTATCATTTTCAATTATTCCTCGAATCAATGCAATTGCACGAATTGGAAGCATGGAAAATCGTGAAATGTTATTGAATGCACTTTCTGAAAATAAAGCAGATGGTAAATTTATCACTGTCACAAAGAGGCGCAAATCAAAAGTTGATGGTAAATTTCATCACGTAGATATTCCTTGGACATATTATGAATATACAAAGGATTGTTTTGATAAACTGAAATCAAAGCAAGATAAATTTGTTAAAGATGCAATTAAAAATATTCGATATTTAAGCAATGAGAATTTTGTTTTAGGATATTTAGATGAAGATGATGAAAATTTAGGTTCAGTCATTGGATTAATTGCAAATAAGATTATGGCAAAAACTCAAAAACCTGTAATTTTAGTTCATGAGTTTAATAGGGGAATTTACAATGGTTCATTGCGTGCTCCAGGTACATTACCATTCAAGACAATTTTGCAGCAGTCTAATTTATTTAATTTTGTTGCAGGACATGAGCAAGCTGCGGGTGTTGAGTTCAAAACCGAAAATTTGAACAAGATTATTAAGAAATTTGAAAATTATGATTTCAATATTGATGCACAAGAAATTGACGTTGATGTTTTGTTTTCAAATTCAGATAATGGTGCTCAAAATTCAATTGTAAATATTAATGATTATGAAGATGTATTTGGTGGAAAAATTCCAAATCCAATTTTAGGATTTAAAGATTTAATTATACCAAAAAGCAAGATTTCTTCAAGAGGTAAAACAGCTTCATTTTATTGGAATAATATTAAATTTATGATGTTCAATGGAGCGCCCCTGAAAGAATTCTTGGAGAATGGATTTAGTCGTAATTTTGATTTTGATATTGCTGGTGAAATTATGACTGATTGGAACGATAATCCAATGATTGTAATTGACTTTTTTGATGGTAAAGAAGTTGCAGATAAAAAAACCGAAAAAGTTAAGGAAAAACAAGAATCGAATAATAGTGAAATTATCATGAAAAATGGTGAATTTATTTTCTGAGAAGTATGTACAAATTCGATGAAATAGTTTATAATAGAATTATAAATTAAATTAGGAGGAACGAATGTGGACGTTTATGAAGGCTTTGGAGATGCATCTGAAGGGACCACCAAAAGTATCAAGCTTTATTCAGATGGGGCCAGCCGGGGCAATGGAAAAGATAAATCAGTTTGTGCATACGCATATTATGCAAAATATGAAGGTTATGAAATGCTAAATGGTAAAGCATTTTGTGGATATACAAATAATCAAATGGAAATCTTAGGACTAATTCGTGGATTAGAACATATTACTAATAAGAAAATTCCAGTGAAAGTATATTTGGATTCAAAGTATGTCTATAATGCAATTACACAGCATTGGATTTATTCTTGGAAACGTCAAGGTTGGACTAAAAAAGGTGGATTGAAAAATACTCGATATTGGCAAGTATTATTACGAGAAATTGAAAAATTTAATATGATTGAATATCATTGGGTAAAAGGTCATGCTTCAAATTTTGGAAATAATACAGTTGATGAAGAATGTAACAAATTAATGGATGAGTACATTAAAGGAGAAGTTGAAAATGGACACAAATAATCAGAACAACAAGCGTAATTTAGCAAATGGTGGAATGATTTCAACTGATGGAACTATTTCTAGTGGAACCATTAGTGATGCAACTATTACTGGTGGAATTATTTCAAGTGGTGGGAATGGCAATAAGAATTCCCAGAAGTTTCAAGGCAATTATTTTCAATGGTTAAAAGATGAACTAAGCGGTTGGGACACATTACCATGGGCATTATTTGGATTTGGCGCAGGGCTTCAAACTATGAGTTTCGCATTGCATCCTATTTCATGGATTTCAATTGTTACATTGATTGGTACATTATTTGGCATGTTGTGTACGGTTGCAATGTGTGCAGGCGGTTATCGAAATGGTAAACGAGTAATCTCGCGTCCAATCAATGGTGTACTTGGAGCAATTTCCGTGGTTGCATTTATTGTTGTCGCGGTTTATTTAAAACATTATTTCTCAATTATTGACCAACTTATATTTTTCTCACTTATTGATGTTGAATTAATGGCAACTTGGCGTAGTTGGGGACGTGGTAATGATGCTCCAATTAAGAAATTATCTAAAAACGGATATGCTTATGCAATTATTGCAATGCTGAATGCTTGGGGATTATTGTATTTCATTGGTATTCATATTGGTGACCAACAACCCCTTTTTGATAGTTTAGTTCTTGCTATGGGTGCAATTGCTAGTTGGCTATGCTTCCGACGCTATTCATTCACATATAAAATTTGGTTGTTATCAGATGTTGTTCAGATTGCATTATTTGTTGCAACTATTGTTCAAGCAGGTTACACTCCTGCAGCATTGGGAATGGCACTCAATTATGGATTCTATTTTGCAACTGCCGTTATTGGTTTAATTAATTGGAAACCAACAACTAAGTAATGTTTAATTGCGAAGATTAATTTCTTCGTGTACATACAATGTAAAGAGGTGAAAAAATTGGATTATAAACCGAGAGTTTATTTGCTAACATATTGGACTGGTACAAAACAACATGATGAGGGCTATTTCAAAACACGCAAAATTACACTATTTCCAAATGAAATTATGAAAATTGTCAATGAGCGCAACTATTTTGTGTCACTTGTCACCGATGATGGATTAAAGTTTTTCATTCGTCGAGACAATATTATTGAAATTCAAGAGTTAGGAGAAGAAAAAGAGCATGAGCAAACCACAAAAGCGTAAAAAGAAGTCACAAGTAAAAAATAAAAAACGGCGTATGAAAACAAAAGATATATTGAATCAGTTAAAAATTGCTAAAATGAAAACTGGGAATTAAACATGTAAGTGAAAAATACACTACAGAAGGTGTGTTTTTTATGTATAAGGTTGTTTTTAATGAACTACCGGCATTAAATGAGTATTTACAAGTTACGAGGTCACGATATGGATATTCTGCTAATGTCAAACGAAAATTTACAAATAAATGTAAACAATGTTTTTTAACGCAATTAGCGAACAAAAAACTTGAATATCCATACGAATTTATTTTTGTTTGGTATGCAAAAAATAAACGTAAAGACCCAGATAATATCTGCTTTGCACACAAATTTATTTTTGATGGAATGCAAACTTCGGGATTAATGAAAAATGATAATTGGACTCATATTATTGGATTTGAAGATTTTTTCTTGATTGATAAGGAAAATCCACGAGTTGAGATGTTTATTGCAAAGCCAAATGAATATGAAAATTTGCGACAAGAGTTAATTAAGAAAGAAATGCTCAGATAATGTGTACAAACATAATCAACTATGATATAATAATCATATAGTCGGTTATGCTTTTTATATAAATAGGAGGAAAAGTCGATGAAGTATATTAACGTCATCATGGGTCCAACTTTTAGTGGTAAAAATACGTATGTGTCGAAAGAATTGTACAATATAACGCAATCACATCGTGTCATTGCACACACAACTCGTCCACCGCGTGAAAATGAAATTGATTGTTTCGATTATTATTTCGAAAATCAATATCATGATTTCGACGAAAATATTTGTATACGTTCATATATGTCTGCATTTAATACAAGGTGGATTTATTGGATAAATAAGAATGATATTTTAGACGATAAAATTAATTTTGTCGTTTTGGATTATCAGGGTTTTGATGAACTTTACAATCTATATAAAGATGATAAAAATACGGATGTTATTGGAATATATTTAGACACATCAATATCAGTCATTGAAAATCGCATTAAACATTCAAATCGTAAAGATGAAGATAAAAGAGAAACTTTTAGACGGCTATATGATGATTGTGAAAAATTTGAAAATATTGAAAATGATGAACGTGTAACTGTGATTGAAAAATATTAGGAGGAATTTTTTATGATTATTACTTTTGAAAAAACGCGAGAAGATGCAATTGTACCAACACATAAGCATTATGATGACGCAGGTTATGATATGTTTATTCCTGAGAAATTCAATGATGGATTAGGAAAAATGCTAATTGCAAAAGGTTCAACAGTTCGTATTCCACTTGGAATTAAATTTGTTATTCCACAAAATTATATGGGACTCATGATGCCTCGTTCATCAACATCTCTAAAGGGATTAGTTTCACAAATTCCTCCGATTGATTCAGGTTATCGTAATGAAGTTAGTTGTATTTTGCACAATAATTCTAACACAGATTATTGGATTAATGGTGGAGACAGAGTTTGTCAACTTGTGTTCATTCCTATTGCAACACCACAATTAGTTGAACAACATGATTTTGATAAAATGT